TTCCACCGAGACAACACCCGACTTTCGCATCTGGGGATTCACGGGCGCCACTGACACCATCCCCTCGGCCCTGGGCCTGACCAAGACGATCCACACCTCGAACATGTACCTCATCGGTCCGAATGGTGCCGTGAAGAAGTACAACAGCCCCGAGGAGATTTTGGTGGACTACCTGGAGATTCGCTTGGGGGTGTACAAGAAGCGCAAGGCGTGGCAGCTCAAGCAGCTCGAGGCGGAGATGAACTGGCTCGACGAGAAGGCCAGGTTCATCCGGGGCGTGGCGGTCTCACCCCGGATGTATATATTCAATGTGCCCATGGACGAGATTCACTTCCAACTCAGGCGCGAGAAGTACGACGAGGCTCTGTGGCCCAAGCTCCTGGACATCAAGACGTACCAGTACACCAAGGAGGAGGTGACGAAGCTCGAGGCGCTCTGCGCAGCCAAGCGGCAAGATCACACCCGCCTCAAGGCGATGACCGTGGTACAGCTGTGGAAAAATAACCTGAGTGAAATTTAGAGATGGCCAAACAGGCCTTTGACAACATCATTGACCTCGAACGCAAGGCTCAAGCCCCAGTGGTCGCCTTTTTTAAAAAGGCACCCCAAGCTTTTGAAAACGTCCTCAATTTTGAAAGAAAAATTCAAAAAGATATTTTGAATTATTTTAAAGGAGTGGACATCCCAGACTTGCCTTCTCTCATACCACCTCCAGCACCGTCCCCGGCACCGATGACCCAGCCTCTACTTGACATTGTGTTGAACCCGGTGGAAATCAATGGTTTTTATTTACTTACTGGTCAAAGTAACGTTACATTTTACGCTACAACGAATAATCCAGATAGAGCTTATCTTGAAAACGAGTGGACAGCGACTGGTCTCACAGGCCTATCTGGGCAACTTGTGGTGGGTGACTCGCCTGATTTAAATATAAAAATGGATCCAAGAACGGTGGCCATTTCAAATCTCACATCTGAATCATATGTGTGGTCTTTCAATGTCCAATCCGATACTGAGCAAACCGTCGCGCCTTACCAGGCCGTCACAGGTGCGATTCTTTATCCGCCAGGCAGATTCAGTTACACCTCTATGAAGCGTCAAGGAGTCATTAAGGGGTATTATGATGTGGTTCAGAACGTCACCAAGTTCGTGTTTGAAGAGGAGCCGCCATCTGGGTTTGGGGTGGGCTGGACGGTCGAGGATCTCAAAGGATTTGATGGCCCTTGTCGGGTGGTATCATATAACGACAACCAACGTTACGTGAAGTTACCGGAAACTTTTTCCCAAGGCAAAGTCATCAAGGGTGGTGAAACGGTATTGGTTATAGATAGATTTGCAATATTAGACCCGATTGATGGAAGCATACCAGAAAACACAATAGAGTCCGTCATAACCAAAGGCATCGCAAAAGAACCGGGGTTCATGAGCACATTCGTCCCCGCTAAATTTACAAATTATGATAAAGCCCTCGAGTCGAGTCTGAGAAAATTTCAAATTGAAATTAATCAAAACGTGCGAGGTGGGCAAACGGCCCTCCATCTGCGCGATCTCAATACTGGGTTTCAGTGTAAAAATCAAGAGACGGGACCCTACGACGACGTGACCGGGAAGGGGTTCAGCACGGGTTCTGTGATGGCCGTCAACGCCATCGGCCCTCAGGAGGATCACCTTCTTCTAGAAGATTTTACAAAGTCGCAATGGAGTCCTGAATTTAAAAGACACACGAATTCCGTCATGTATCAGCGCGTCATTCCTTTCCCCCCTCCCAATCCTTATTATCAGGGTCAGACTATTCAGATTGAACTCTTACCCACTGAGCTCGGTCATCTCCTATCAAATATGTACTTGAAGGTGACCATGCCGGCTCTTCCAGCGGGCGCGAAATATTCCGATCAGATTGGCCGGGCCTTGATAAAGCAGGTGGATCTCCTTGTGAATGAAACGGTCATAGAGACTTTGTACGACGACTGGTACATCATTCGTGACCAGTTGTTTCTGGACGCCGACGAGCAACTTGGGATGTTTCAGGCGGTTGGTGGATCCAACATAAATTCACAGGTTCAGACCGATTACATCATTCCTCTGGAGTTCTTTTTCTGCCGACGCAAGTCCCATAACGACCAGGATGACGAGCGTCTCCGGCGGCCGTACTTCCCATTGTGTGCAATGTGGAACCAGCGCTTGTACGTGCGTTTCACTTTCCAGCCCAACACTTGGTGGTGTAACGTCGCCGCGCCCCACACGACCGACCTCATATTGCCCAAACTCGTGACGGAGGAAATTTTGTTGGAAAATGCCGAAAAATTGTACTACACGAACACCCCTCTCAAATATATAGTGAACCGAGTCAAGAAGGAGTCGACCCTCACATTCTCGGCCGGCAATCCCCAGCTCCAGCTCACCGCCTCCTTCCCGGTCCAGACCCTCGCTTGGTTTTTTAGAAACAAAAATTATGAAGATGTCACAACGGGCGTGTATTCCGATTCAAGATACAACTACGGCTACACGACCCAGTATATTCAAACTGGAATTCAATTGAACTTTCCATCGGGCGTGTCCAATTACATTGATGTGATTGACACTGCTAAAATTACCCTCAATAATGTGGACATTCTGAGCACGTTCCAGGGGTCGCTGTACTATACGTTCAAGCAGCCCATGGAGCATGGTATTTCAATTCCTTCAAAAAGTATTTATAGTTATTCATTTGGCCTCACACCCAAGGAGTACAATCAGGGAGGGTACCTCAACTTTTCAAAACTCAATTCACAGACGACGACCCTGACCCTGGTCTTCAACCCCAGCTACGCTACACAGATTGCACAAGGTTACAATCTGTACATGTTTTACTATGGGTATACCCTTCTGGAATTCCAGGGTGGGTTTGCCCGTCTTCCTTATGTTTAATAGCCGCCTTCTCCAGATACTCCACGACCCCATTCTGCACGCACCACCGCAGAAAGTTCAGCTGGGCGCACGTTGTCGTGAACCCCTGGAACTCAACACGCTCCGTCCGGCAGAAGGGATCAAAGAGCTTCTTGCTGTACCCATCCAGACTAGACTTGTACGCCACGTGCACCGTGAACATCTTCCCCGAGGGTGTCGTGTATGTCACGTGATTGTTCTTTGCATAATTGGTCACGAACCACTCCAGTTTACGGAGTGAAATTCCCTTACGGTGGCCCAGAATATCGTGAAGTTTTTCGCGATTCTCTGGTACATCAAAGAATTTAGAGAGGCTCGTCAGAAGCAGGTCCGACTTACTCATTGATAATTTTGGTTCGGAATTCTCTAACTAAATTTCCCATGGAGCCTTGACCCTCTGAGTCGGCTTGGGAGGCGGTAGAGGGACCTGCGATTGATGAAATCCACAGTATCCATTCTCCTTGGGCTGTTTGAGGCAGCGCTTTTTGCTCTGAAGAATTCCTTTGCAAAATGAACACTCCAAACCGGATGTGTCCTTGACGAGCTGCTCAATCGGCAACTCGTAGATTTTTGAAATAATTTTGAGGGACGCGAAAACCTGCAGAGCAGTTCTCCGAGACACCTCCTCTTCAATTAACTGAAGAATCTGTTGTTCCATGTCCTTACTATTCTTGAGTGCGAATTGTTTATGCCGCCTTCTTGGCGAACCGAGCCAAGAACGCCTTCCGCGCCGCCACCTCAGTTGTGCTGTCCGTCTTGACCATGAATTTTTTGTCAAAAATCAGATCGGAACTCACGAGCGGCTCGAGGAGATCCTGAACTGGCTTTTTGAATTGGTTCGTGAAATAATACTGAAAATCAAGTGGAATATTCTTCTCCTGGACCCACGCAGGATCCTCCGCCTTTTCATACATCTTGCCCTCACCTTTGACAATCACGAAAGAAACGCGGTCACCCTGCTGAGGTTCTGAACCCGGCGCCCGAGCCCTGATCTTGTCACGGACGGCCACATGAGGCATGGGCACCTTGTATTCAGACGCCAACTGCTTACTCATCAGTAGCTTATCAATAGGCACCTTTCCTTGCATCAGGTTCTTCGCCGCCTCACGGGCCGTGGCTATCACCGGATTCGGATCACTCGATTCCAGGACCTGGGACAACAGAGCCTTGAGCGTCTCGCGCACAAACGGACAGCTGTCGCGCCGGACCACCTGCAGACCCTTCACGTCAATTTTCTTGAAAACCACTGCGTCCCCCTTCTTTTCATACATCTTGGCGGCGTAGCGCTTCTTGCTGTACAAAAAGTACGGGCAGTAAACCTTCTCGAGTTCCAGATCATTTGGCGCCTTGAAGAGCTTCGTGCATTGCTCGGCCGCCAGCTCACCCTGGGTCCATGAATAGTCTATGGCCTCCTGACCCTTGCGTCCCTGTACGTCAAACTCCACCATCACAGAGTCGGTGTTTTTTACGATCATCTGACCAACCCCGGCTTGGAAGGTGCCTGCATCCGTCTCTAGATCGTACACAAAACCGTCCCAAGACTCGTGTAAGACCCCTAGTTTCTTGACGGCGATGGGATTCTTGCGGAAAGATGATTTGGTGAACGTGAGCCGAAACACATTATTTTTGTCCTGGCGGGTATTCAATGAGACTTTGTATCCCAAAGATTTCAGAAACATGTAGTACCATTGGGCCGTGACCTGATTCTTTGTATCGATTCTAAGGCACCCA